TCCGATCACCTTGTCCGATAACGGATCAATCGCTATAACGGTGTCACCAGACCTAAATGGAAACTGAGATGACACTACAGATCGAAACGCGCTCAGTCGCAGATTTAATCCCTTACGCCGCTAACAGCCGCACTCACTCAGATGCGCAGGTGGCTCAGATCGCAGCCAGCATCAAAGAGTTCGGATGGACAAATCCAATCCTGATTGACGGCGATAATACCATAATCGCAGGCCACGGACGCCTTCTGGCAGCACGTAAACTGGGAATGGAAGAAGTCCCTGCAATCGTGCTGGATTATCTCTCCAAGGCACAGCAACGCGCACTGGTCATCGCTGATAACCAACTGGCACTGAATGCTGGCTGGGACATTGATATGCTCAAAGCTGAGATTGAAGATCTCAAGCTTGATGACTTCATCCTGGAATTGCTGGGCTTCGATGACAAGTTTCTCGATGGCCTGCTAGAGCCAGAGCCAACCGAAGGTCTGACCGACGAGGATGCGGTTCCTGATGTGCCAGAGCAGCCAAAGACCGTGCTGGGTGACGTTTGGGTGCTGTGCAATCATCGGCTGATGTGTGGAGATAGCACGAGCATCGATCATTTGGAAAAGCTGACCGATGGAAGCCTCGTCGATATGTGGCTGACCGATCCGCCCTATAACGTGGCGTATGAAGGAAAAACCAAAGACGCGCTCACTATTCAGAACGACAGCATGACTGACGATAGCTTCCGTCAGTTCCTGCGTGACGCATACGTGGCCGCCGATTCCGTCATGAAACCTGGCGCGGTGTTTTATATCTGGCACGCTGATTCGGAGGGATACAATTTCCGTGGAGCAGCAAAAGATGCTGGATGGCAGGTGCGGCAGTGCCTGATATGGAAAAAGTCCACGCTGGTCATGGGTCGACAAGACTATCACTGGAAGCATGAGCCTTGCTTGTATGGATGGAAGGATGGCGCTGCGCATCTCTGGGCAACAGATCGCAAGCAGACCACTATCCTTGAGTTCGACAAGCCTTCACGCAACGGCGAACATCCGACCATGAAGCCTGTCGAACTGTTCGAGTATCAAATGCTCAACAACACCAAGGGCGCTGACATCGTTCTCGATTCATTTGGCGGCTCAGGCACGACCATGATTGCAGCCGAAAAGCATGGTCGCCATGCACGGGTCATGGAGCTGGACCCGAAATACTGCGACGTAATCATTAAACGTTGGCAAGACTTCACTGGGAAGAAAGCAATCCACGCTGAGACTGGGGAGGCGTTTGATGGCTGAGAATATTTTCAAGTTCCAAGATGGACGTGAAGCTGCGATGGCAGGGATGAAGCGAGACACTCGAAAGCATAAAGACTGGCTTGCTGGTTACGATGAGGTGAAGCCCCGGAAGGATGCGAGTTATGCCTCACGTTAACCTAACCGCAAAGCAGGAAGCATTCTGCCAAGGCATCGCTGACGGTCTTGGACAAGCTGACGCTTATCGAGCTGCTTATGATGCAGAAGGGATGAAGGATAACACAATTTATCCGCTGGCATCGAAGTTAATGAAGAATAGCAAGGTTGCCGCAAGGATTGCCGAACTACGTTCTGAGGTTCAAGAGAAGCAACTTTGGTCCCGTGAAATGTCCGTAAAAGCGTTAGTGCAGGCATACCGCGAAGGCTCTGGCTCGGTAAAGGTTGCAGCCGTCAAAGAACTAAACGCAATGCACGGATACAACGAGCCTGCGAAGGTTAATATCAGCGGAAGCATGATCCAACGCATTCAGCGTGAGGTGATCGATGGCTCAGACGCTAACGATTAAGACACCACGCTGGTTCAAGCCATTTCTACAGCCCAGCCGCTATAAAGGTGCGCATGGTGGCCGTGGCTCTGGTAAGTCTCACGCATTTGCAGAAGCAGTAATCGAAGCGCACGTCATGGACCCTAAGCGCCGGACGGTATGTGTGCGCGAAATTCAGAAGTCATTGGCGCAATCGGTAAAGCGCCTGCTGGAACTCAAGATCGAACAGCTTGGCGTTGAATCCTATTTCGAGATCCAAGAAACGCAGATCAAGTCACGCCTCGGTGATGGCCTGATTATCTTCCAAGGGATGCAGAACCACACCAGCGATTCCATTAAGTCGCTCGAAGGTTATGATTGCGCCTGGGTGGAAGAAGCGCAAAGCCTATCGCAACGCAGCCTTGATCTGTTGCGTCCTACAATCCGTAAGCCCAATTCAGAATTATGGTTCACTTGGAACCCAAACAAGACCAGTGATCCGGTTGACGTTCTGCTGCGTGGGGAGAATCCACCGCCTGATGCAATCGTGCGCGAGGTTAACTTTAATGACAATCCTTGGTTCCCTGACGTTCTTAGGACCGAGATGGAATATGACCGGGGACGAGATCCGGACAAATACAAGCACGTCTGGCTTGGTGGCTATGTCAGCAATTCAGAGGCCCGTGTATTCCGCAACTGGCGCATTGAGGAATTTGACACACCAGAGGATGTGACGCACCGATTTGGCGCTGACTGGGGATTTGCTACAGACCCAACGGTGCTGATCCGGTGTCATGTAACCGGCAGAACGATCTACGTTGACCATGAAGCCTATCGCGTTGGCTGCGAGATCATGGATACGCCTGATCTGTTTCTAACGGTTCCAGAGTCAGAGAAATGGCCCATCGTAGCTGACAGCGCACGACCAGAGACGATCAGCCACATGCAGAAGAATGGCTTTCCTAAGATCATGGCTGCAATCAAAGGGCCGAAATCAGTGGAAGAAGGCATCGAATGGCTCAAATCGCATGACATTGTGGTGCATCCACGCTGCGTCCATACGATCGATGAATTGACCTGCTACAGCTACAAGACCGACCCACTGACTGGGGCAATCTTGCCAGTTCTTGCAGATAGAGACAACCACCTTATTGATGCGCTTAGGTATGCTTGCGAAGCATCGAGGCGCGCAGCACCACGGAAAGAAGTAAGTATCAAACCAATGCCTGTTGCCAATCGATGGTAGCGTGTCTATTAGTTGATTATGGGCTATCAACGACATTACGAAATTTTGATTGATCGAGCGCGAAACAGAAAGCTTACGAGTTATTCTGAAAAACATCATGTAATACCAAGGTGTCTTGGTGGTGGCGATGAAAGCCAAAACATCGTTCGCTTAACGCCAGAAGAGCATTATGTGGCGCATCAATTGTTGGCGAAGATTCATCCGACAAATCGAAAACTTGTGTATGCAGCTTGGGCAATGTGCATAGGAGAAGGGCGTAACAATAAACGATATGCTTGGATAAAAAATCGACTCCGCAAGATTTTATCGGAAACCCATAAAGGCAGAAAAATGCCAGAATGGAATAAGCGCAAATTGATTGAGGTAAATACTGGCCGACCCTGCTCGGAGGAAACGCGCAAAAAAATATCAGAGGCACAGATTGGAAAGGTTCTGACGGAAGATCATAGACGCAAACTTTCAGAGTCCCACAAAGGTAAAAAACCTAGTGAAGAAACTAGAATGCGTATGTCGGAAGCTGGCAAAAAAAGGGTTTGGTCTGAGGAGGTCAGGAGAAAGTTGTCAAAAGCCAAACAAGGTGTTAAAACTGGTCCGCGCAAAGCCACAGAATGCCCTCATTGTGGTAAAGTTGGTGCTGGTGGGATTATGAAACGCTGGCACTTTGAAAGATGCAAGGTGGTAAATGGCTCGACTGAACAGGGAACAAAGGCTCGGCAATGTGCATCAATCTGCACTGCTTGAGTTTGACCGCTGCCAATCATCGATGCGTGACGAGCGTCTGCAATGCCTCCAGGATCGTCGCTTTTACTCATTAGCAGGCGCTCAGTGGGAAGGACCCATCGGAGAGCAGTTCGAGAATAAGCCACGCTTTGAAGTGAACAAGATTCACATGAGCGTGATCCGTATCATTAACGAGTATCGCAACAACAGGATCGCTGTTGATTTCGTTTCTAAAGATGGAAGCAAGAACGACAAGCTAGCAGAGACTTGCAACGGGCTTTACCGCGCTGACGAGCAAGACAGCGTGGCAGATGAAGCGTTCGACAACGCTTTTGAGGAAGGCGTAGGCGGTGGCTTTGGCGCATGGCGTTTGCGCACTGTCTATGAAGATGAAGAGGACGACGAGAACGAGCGCCAACGTATCCGCTTCGAGCCGATCTATGACGCTGACTCCTCTGTGTTCTTCGATCTTGATGCAAAGAAGCAGGATAAGTCGGACGCTAAATATTGCTTCGTCCTCTACTCGATGACGCGCAATGCTTATATCGATGAGTGGGGCGACGATCCGACAACATGGCCTAAGGCGATCCACCAGTTCGAATTTGACTGGGACACGCCCGATGTTGTTTACGTGGCTGAGTATTATCGCGTTGAGGAAATCCGCGAGACAATCAGAATCTTCCAGACCATTGATGGAACCGAAGAGCGTTATACCCAGGCCGATTTCGATGCAGATGAAACCCTTGAGGAAACGCTAGCCGCTGTCGGCACGATTGAAGTTCGTCAAAAGCGTGTAAAGCGCCGCAAGGTTCACAAATACATCATGAGTGGCGGTGGCATCCTGGAGGATCTCGGATACATCGCTGGCAAGAACATTCCGATTGTCCCTTATTACGGCAAGCGGTGGTTCGTGGACAATGTAGAGCGTTGCATGGGCCATGTGCGCTTGGCAAAAGATCCGCAGCGTCTCAAGAATATGCAACTTTCCAAGCTGGGTGAGATCAGCGCATTGTCTTCTGTTGAAAAGCCCATCTTGGTTCCCGAACAGGTTGCAGGCCATCAGGTGATGTGGGCGGAAGATAATATCCGCAACTATCCCTATCTTCTGGTTAATCCCATCACTGGCCCTAACGGTGAACAGCAAGCCACCGGCCCTGTCGCCTACACCAAGTCGTCCGACATTCCTCCTGCCATGGCTGCGCTGCTGCAGTTGACCGAGCAGGATATGGCCGAGATTCTTGGCAACAACCAACAGGCTGACAAGATGGTCAGCAATATCAGCGGCAAAGCGGTCGAACTGATCCAGACGCGCCTTGATATGCAGTCATTCATCTACATGACCAACATGGCTAAGGCCATGCGCCGTTGCGGTGAAATCTGGCTGTCTATGGCTAAAGACATTTATGTCGAAGAAGGCCGCAAGATGAAGTCCATCGACCAGATGGATCAAGTTTCATCCATCGAGTTGATGAAGCCCACAATCGACCCAGAAACGGGCGAAGTGGCTTATGAGAACGATCTGAGTCAAGCATCGTTTGACGTAGCGGTTGACGTTGGCCCATCCTTCACCAGTCGTCGTGAAGCCACCGTCCGTGCGCTGACAGGTATGATGCAAGTTACAAGCGACCCAGAGACGCAGATGATCTTGCAGTCAATGGCGATCATGAACATGGACGGCGAAGGCATTGGCGACATTAAGGACTTCTTCCGCCAGAAGCTGGTGCAACTTGGCGTGGTCAAGCCGACCGAAGAAGAGCAGCAGGCCATGATGGAAGCCATGATGATGCAGGGTCAGGGCCAGCCAGATCCGCAGAGCCAATATCTCATGGCAGGCCCAGGCCAACACGGAATACAGCCTGGCACGGGCAGAAGAAACAAAAGCCAAGACGATGGAGACACTCTCCAACATCGACATTGACCAGCGCAAAGCGGCAATCGAGACGGCTGAAAAGATTGGGGCTGCACTCCAGCCTCAAATGAATGCGGTTCCACCCGCCGCGCAATTCGGGTGAGTTTACGGGGTAAACCATGAAAACGGCAGAACTGGAGAACGACGAAACATTTGAAGGCATCGAGATCAATGCAGAATCCGATGACGCAACCGCTGATGAGACCAATGCCATCTCGGTTGGTGACGATGACGGCAGCGATGATGACGAGGATGAAGTCGTAATCTCCATTGGTGAGGAATCGCCACCTCAAGAGGAAGAGCAACGTGCGCCTGAATGGGTGCGCGAATTGCGTAAAGCTAATCGGGAAAAAGAACGTAAGATCCGCGAACTCGAAGCGAAGCTGAACGCCACGGCAACTGAGACCAAGCCGGTTGCACTAGGACCAAAGCCAACGCTCGAAAGTTGTGATTACGATTCCGATGAGTATGAATCAAAGTTAGCTGCATGGTATGAGGACAAGCGCCTTCACGATGCAGCCGAAGCAGAAGCAGCGGCCCAGCGAGATGCAGAGGCCAAAGCATGGCAGGACAAACTTGATTCTTATGCGAAGGCACGAGCGTCAATTAAGGTGCGTGACTATGAAGATGCAGAGGCATTCGCTCTCGAAACCTTCAACGTGACGCAGCAAGGCATCGTCCTTCAAGGCTCAGACAATCCCGCTTTGATTATTTACGCACTTGGTAAGAGCCAAAAGCGTGCCAAGGAACTCGCCTCAATCACAGACCCCGTGAAGTTTGCCTTCGCGGTAGCAAAACTGGAGACGCAGTTGAAAGTTACGAATCGCAAGGCAGCAGCAGCGCCTGAACGCACAATCACCAGCGGTGGTGGTCGCATCTCAGGTTCTGTAGACTCAACCCTTGAACGCTTGCGTGAGGAAGCCCTCAAGACCGGAGATCTCTCGAAGG